GGTGGATTGGCACCATCGGCTTGATGGTAACAGCCTTCCTCGGGCTTAGGCTGGTGCCGAAGCTCCTTGGGTTTGTGAGTGGACAGCTTGGAAAGATTGTAGAGATTACTACCAAGAAATTTCCCAAAGCAACTCAAAAAATGAGAGATATGTTTGGAAAAAAGACAACTAAAGCCGCCAGCGAGCAGGGCAAAAGTTTTGCAGAAACAATTAGGTCCATTGGAAAGGCGGCGGGAGAAAACGTCAAAGGGCTTCTTACGCTTGGCGCGACGTTCATCATGATCGGCATCGGCATCGGAATAATCGTTTTGTCACTCGCGGTACTGGCTAGTCAGATGAAAGATATGTCGGGTGGGCAGATGCTTGCATTTGCGGTTGTGATTCTGGCAATTGCCGCAGCTATCTACATCATGATCCCGGCTATCTTTGGTCTTGCTCCAGCTTCAGCCGCCGCGGCAGTGCCTATGTTATTGTTTGGTGTAGCTATGCTTTTGGTTGGAGCCGGTGTGGCTTTGGCAGGTGTCGGGTTGTGGTTATTTGCACAAGCCTTCTTGGCAGTGGCAGGAGACATCGGGACATTTGCCATGTTCGTTGGGCTAATGGCTCTCTTAGCAGTGGCAGCCATCCTTCTTGGCGTTGGTGGTATCATGGCGGTGGGCGGGCTTATGCTAATGTCTATTGGCTTGATCGCACTGGCACTCGCTCTAGCATTTATAGACACCGAGGACTTGCAAGCCTTGGGTCAAATGATGCAAGGCATGGGCAAGCTTGCAGAATTTTCCGGCAAGGGAATGGGTGAGGCAGTGCCGGGAGTAAAGGCTTTAATGCAGGGGCTCCTTGGGATGTCAACACTTGTGATTGCGTATGATTTACCAGGCGCAATGCGAAAGCTGGGCATGGGCTTCATAGTTGTTGGATCGGGCGCAGGTATTGCCGCTGAGACACTTCCGCTCATGGCGTCTCCTTTGTTTCAAATTGCCGAAGCAATGGGCAAATGGGCAGAAGCTCAAGCCGAGTTGATGAAAACTTTTCCAATGTTTGTCTTATTGATGGGCGGCTTGGCTCTTGCACTACTTGGCATTGGCTTTGCGTGGTTTGGTATATTAGCTGTTGTAGGCTTAGCGGCTGGGCTGTCGGCTGCACTTTCGGACATTCCAGAGGGAAAAGCAGAAACATTTACGAGAATGTTTGAAACGCTTGAAGACGCTGGACCCACCATGCAAAAAATTACCCCTGCGGTTGTAGATAACGTTGGCGATCTCGTGGAACAGGCACATGAATATTCAGCCGCCGTTCGTCTTGGTGGAGGAATTGATAGCTTTGCGGAAATGATAAAGGGTGCTCTTGGTGGCGGAACTAAATCCAAGAAGGCGTCCACCGCAGGCGGCGGAGGCATCCCTCAAACTGTTATTTTGGAAGTTGACGGCACCGAATTGGCTCGTTTTACTGCCAAGAAGCTGAACGAACGAGATCGAATACGCGGAAAGTTTAAAGGTTGATCGTAGGCGCAAAAATTTTTGGGATTATAATTAGGAGTATATGTTACAAATGATATTAATGTGGACATTGGCAGGAGATTCAAACAGTGGGTGATTACAAGCATTGTGCTGAAGCAAAAGACAAAGCCGCATGTGAAGCGCAGGCAGCAGCCAATGAGGCTGCCAATAAGAAAAAGTCGGATGCCATGATCAACGCTTTGATTGGTGCAGGTAAGTCCGAAGCCCCGCCTGCTCCACCACCGGACAAACCCAGCAAGCAGATCACGGATTCAAAGCCACCCGATGCACCGAAAGAGGACACACCCAGCCCACAGATCACGGAATCAAAGCCGCCCGATGCACCAAAAAAGGACGTTCCCAGCCCACAGATCACGGAATCAAAGCCACCACCAGCAACGACAAAAACTCCCTGGAAACCGGGAGATCAAATAGTACCTCCTAAAGTTCCGCAGTGGGTGGACGACGAAGCTCCTAATGCCGATGCAAAAAACGATGCTCTGCATGCGGCATACACGAGAGATTTTAAGCGCTGGGAGCAGCAGCAAAAAGCTCAGGCAGAATGGGACAAAGCAAATCCCCAGGCAAAGAACGCTGTGGCGGATACTCCAACCAAGGACACTAAAGCTGTCACAAATACCCAGGCAGCGGATGCATCGGCAAGTGCCAATGCCACCGCAAAAACCACCGACGCAGCCACAGCCGAAGCCAACGCCGCCCAAGACGCGAAAGTTGCCAAGGGGAGTGCGCCTGCTGTAAACGACGGAGTTCTCGGCACGCCTGGGGCAACGGCAGAAGAAGCTGGAAAAACCGGAAACACCCCACCACCACCGCCACCACCACCAAAACAGACGATTCCCAAGCCGAAACAGGACCCCAACGCGCCGAAGTGGCCAAATCCTGCCAAGGTATTGGAATCAAATATTGCTATAGATATTTTAAGTGTTCCAACGGGTGCCGGGGTTAGTTTTGGGGCTTTTGTTACTTCGTATACAGACTCATACAAGTGCAACTGGAACTCGGTTAATGCTTCCGGGCGGATGGATCCGATCCAAACCTTCCAAAACACCCAGCGCGTAATCAGCATTGAATGGGATGTCGTTGCCGGGAGTCTTTTAGAGGCGTGGGAAAATCTTGACAAATGTCAACGGCTAGTACAGATGATGTATCCAACTTGGGCTACCGGCGGCAAAGAAGCATTGGCTTCATCCTTAGATTCGCCACCTTATTTTAAGTTCAAATTCGCAAATTTGGCATCTTCTGGGGTGGGACCTTCTGGTAATAGTGGCGGAGATGGGTCTGCTGCCTTGGCGAGTGGTTTGTTTGGCACCGTATCCGGCGTGGATGTTTCCCCCGATTTTGATCAGGGGGTATATACTAACGGCGGGAGTATCTATCCGAAGCTCATATCTTTGAGCCTTGAAATAACAGTCCTGCATGAACATGCGCTTGGGTTTGCAAGAGGCAAGGTCGGCGTGGGGGATTTCACGTCGTTTCCTTACCAAATAAGTTCCACCATCGTGCAGCAAGTGCGAACCAACGCCGAAGAACGCGCCCTGGATGAAACACTGGCAGCGCGGGCATCGGGCAACCCGGACATACCAGAGGGGGTAGACCCGGAGAGAGCCGCCGCGGTGGCAGCGGGGGAGGTTCAAATGACCGATCTGGAGGTCGAGAATCTTCGGAGGGCAGAGGCAGGTTTGCCTGCCCTGCCAACTCAACTATCAAAGGCTCAGCAAGCAGAGGCAAACAAAACGATGCAGGACACAAACCAATGAGATATAATAAGAGAGAAAAAAAACATAGCTGGTTATATCGTCGCGACATACCCATCGGCACTCATTACACCAGCCCAATTTGGTCAGATTTGACTGACGATGAGCGCCGCGAGTTAACCAACATTCGCCACACATGGAAAGTGGGGGATCGATTTTATAAATTAGCTGAACAGCATTATGGAGATCCCACAGCTTGGTGGGTAATCGCGATGTACAACGGGCTCCCCACCGAAGGGCATGTTCGCACCGGGACAACTATTCTTATACCAACTCCAGTTGGGCGACTATTGACATATTGGGGGTTTTAAGGGGTAAATTATGAGCGGTACAGGCACAGGCGACGCAAAGAAAAATGTAGCGGCTAAAAACACTCCGGATCCAAAGAAGATCCCGACCGGTAATCAAAAGACCGATCCAAGTCTCACCAAGGGTGACGTCGCGAAGATGAATAACTATTACACCGAAAATCCCGACGCGGCAAAACAACAACGAATTAATGCCCAATGTTTTTTAATGGAGAACCTGCCTTATTTCACGTCGCCAAAAAATCGACCCAAAGCATATAAGGGGCTCACTGTCTTTGACGGAGATCCGCAGGAGCTTCAACAAAAGTTAACGCTAAAAAGCGGTCTGGAAACCTTCATGGAAATGAGCCCCCACCAGATGGCAATGTTGGTGCCATATGTCGATATTTATCTGGTCAACCACGATAATCCGGAGCTTGCGAAGCAGAATGCTGTCGAAGGCAAAAAACAGAATGCAACGAGCGGTACCGCAAAACAAGTGCTGTTTGCGAATTGGACTACGACTGAGAGCATCCAACGCATAATGGACGGTAGTCAGCCACGCGGCGCATCTTGCGGTTTGAAAGAATTTTCTTATGAAGCTGATGGAGGTGGTGCCGGGGGCAAAGAGGTCAAAAGGACCAGAGTTGCAAAATTAAAGTTTGTCGCGGAATCTTTGGCAGCGTTAGATACACGCGGATCTGGCGGTAAGTTCGCCTCTCCTTTGGATCTAGCCATGGAGCCTCCGTTCAAGATCCTCAATATCAAGGGGGAAAAGGTGGCCAATCCAGATGCGTTTATCATTCGTATCAATTATGGTTGGGCATTGCCGCAAAATGCGCCATTGCATTTTACTTTAAAGCAGATTGACCAAATCAAAAATCAGGTGACGAGTCTCCTTCTCCACCAGAGCGATACTCCGAAGATAACACTGGGAGAAGACGGGTCAGTGGAGTTAGAATGCACTTACCTTGCCTCAGTAGAGGTGGCGCAGAAGGGCGACGCATCTGGAATGGATGTTTTTGGACCGCCACCGTCTCAGTACCAGGGCACCAAAGCTTCTAAAGAGGCAGCAGCCGCACAGAAAAAACGGACTGAAGCCAAAGCAGCCCTTGTCAAACACATAAAACACATTAAAAAGATTGTCAGTAACCCGGATGCGAGCGGTCAACCTCAGAATGACAAAGCCGAGGCATACTTCAAAAAATGGGGCATCGCAGGAGATGTTGATAAGATTGATCTGAATGCCGTCAAACACGAGGCGATGGCGAAGGATTTCGAGGTGGAAAATAACGCGCTTTCGGAGGTCGCGCGGGCGGGCATAATTGGCGTCGATGTTGATGACCGGGGTAAGGGGAGCGCCCTAAAAGCCGCCTGGGACTCGGCAAAAACGGGGAAAGCCCACGCCAAAGCCGAGGCAGAATACCAAGCCCTGACCGCCGACCCCCGTCTAAAAAAGTGGTCAGCGATTATGAGTGATTTGGCTATGAACAACTCCATTTATACAATGAACGTAAAGAAGGAGTTACTGGGACTTGTGGTCGAACAGCCATCTTCGGCAGTCAACGCGGTGAAGAAGCTTGACGTCACTGGTGCAGGCGTCCCTGTTGCCAACTTGCTGAAGAAGATGGTCGTGACCGGCATCGGATCCATGGTCGGTGCTAATGAGGCTGCCATGAAAGCCGTCAAAGAAGTCTCGCGGATGGAGTCTGAGGTCTCTACGACGAAGAACAACGGCGGCGATTCTGCCTGGAAGACCCCGCCGAAGTGCGCGAATGTCGAGACTGCATCTGCGGAATGCAAAAAAGAGTGGGCTGACTTCAGAGCACGGGTAAAAAAGAGAGCCACAAATATCTTGGCAAACCCTCAGAATGTCCAAGTGGAGTCGGACAAGATGAAAGGGAAGACAGGCAAGGGTCAAGCAACCGAATACAAAAACAAATTTGATGCTCTGGCAGCAGCCAAAAAAGCAGGTGCTAGCCAAGAAAGGCAGAAGAAGATTGCCGAGGGTATTACCACAGGCACCGGGCACCTACCGATAGACCCAACAGGTATGTACATTCAACTGCATTATGTTTATCTTGGCGACATTCTATCAGCCGCGATTCAGCGAGCTTATGCAAATCAGGTCGTTCGGGACGGCAAGCGCACTCGTATATTGCTGGGTCCAATGGACTATAAAGATTTCAACCAAGGCGGGACGTTGTACTCGTGCCCGTTGGCAGACATACCAATTAGTCTGAAGCTTTTCCAGGCGTGGATGCTGCATAATGTTATCGGACCACAGAAGACAACAATGGGGCTTCAGAGATTTCTCACAGATATTGTTAAGGACTTGATTGTGCCCGCCCTCGGCGGTTCGCCCAACGGCGCTGTGATGGGAGGCTGCTTTTGGTCTGCCGACATGCACAAAGTGGGCGATGGCGCAGGGGGGATTCAGTTTGAGGGCTTCGAGGTTGATGGCGTTAAAGGTGGCGCAGACCCGCTTGGCAACGTATCGCGACTTAATACTAAAACCTTCACGCCCCCAAAGCGCTCCTTGGGTCCAGACCCAAGACACTATCTCCCGGTGAAGCACAAATATGTTTCCATATCGACCAACGTATATGGTGTAAATGACCGTACAGGAGACTATAAGACGGACGCCAAAAACGGATGCTACCATATCGGGTTTAACCATGATAAGGGACCATCAATGGAAGTTTCGTTTGAGCGCATGGACCAAGAAGAATTCAGCACTACCCAAAACACGCACGGGAAAGGCGGCGCAGCCGTCATCTCCGCAGGCGGCGAGGTAAGTGTGCCCCAAAAGTGTACTGTTAAGATGCTCGGCAATAATTTGTTTGATCTTGGAAAAGATTTTTATATTGATATTGGCAGTATCGGGAAGACGCAGGATTACCAGATAGCCCTTGCAATGGGATTCGGCGGATATTTTGGCTGCACCAAGCTTGTTGGCTCGATTAGTGAAAATGGGTGGACGCAGACGGTAGAGGGGTACCCACAGCCAGGTGGTAGATTCTTCAACAAACGAAATGAATGGCTCGGCAGCCGACCTGGGGTATTTTCCGGGGTAACGCCCAACACACGCAACAAGCCGGTCGAGAAAGCACAAAAAGCAGCGGAAAAAGCAGTTGAGAAAGTCGCGACCCAGAGAAAGGTCAACGAGATTATAAAGAAATACTAGGAGTACAGCAAATATGGCTAGTCCAAATCCAAATCAGGCAAACTTTGATTTTTTTCTAGCGCAAGCAGAGAACGGCAAGGATTCGCAGGCAATTTTCGACTTACGAAATTATTGGAAACATATTATTGCGACCGATTGGCTTTTAGAGCAAACCATAGATTTTTGGTATGATCGAAACTTCCATGGGAAGTTAGACCCAACTGGAAATATAATTTATTTATCAGAAACGAATTTAAAAGAGTTTAAAAGAACTGGTCCCGGTGCGAGCGATATTGTATTTGGTGCAGATTTTGTTGTAGATGCTTTCTCGGATTTGCAGTTACATTTTATGCAAGCGCGGCTGGGGCAGAAATTATCTCCGGACGGCATCTTTAACATAATTGCCCCTGAAGCAATAAAAGGGTGGACCAGCGTTCATCAAGCATATAATCAATATTTGATTAGCTTATATGACAGTTTGGTCGGCAACTGGTTTAAGCAAGATGGTCGAGAAAAGAAAGTTCATGACTTGACATCATTCATCAAAGCGACTATGGAGCTTATGGTGACTAATAATGGAGCCGCGTTTATTAGCCTGTCTGGGCTTATTTCTTCCAACACATTTGCAAACTTTGGAAGTGGTCTCGTGGTTGAATTAGGTGATGGCGAACACGGCACCGACCAGGATAAAATTAGGTGGCTCGCAGATCCAAATTTTATGTTTTATAAATCAGCAGCAGAGAACCACGGGTTTATGGTGGACACCAATGCCCCTTGGCGATTGGTCGCAGATATTAATCACTCAGTCATGCAAGGATATATGGCAGGCAGAGATGGAGCGCATTATGGTGTGACAGCCGCCAATCTATTTGATAAGTATTTTTATCGTTCATATCAATACGATATTGAAAATCTTCAAGACTTTTTTATTGGTGCGTACAATACATATTGCCGCTCTTATCCTTCTTATAATAAAGTATCCGCCTGTGTAGAGGGTGATAACATTGTAACTAAGACCAAGCTTGTTAACCGAGGATTCATCGATCCCGATGAAGCCTATCTCCTTTATCCAAATGAGTTTTGGCTAGAATTATATTATTTTATTCGCCTACGAGAACTTGGCGCACCACAAGATTCGGGGCGTTTTAATCGCGAAGTTAAAAAAATAATTCAAGTTTATAGGAAGTTTGGACTTGACATTGCCAAGGAATATGTTAATATAACAATTAAGAAAACTCCGACGCCGCATTTACCAGGAAAGGTACTGCCGGATGAAACACCGAAGCTGTAGGCTATTTTGATTTTTCAAAACTTGGACACCAAAAAAGAGTGCGCTGGTGTATATGTGCAAGGCTCATTCCTTTCCGGTCAGATTCCCGCGGGCTTAACTGCCACGTGGAAATATTCTTCGCACCTAGACCTACCAGTTTTGTATGCCAATTTGTACTGCGCAGGCAAACCTATGCACGAGGTATGCCCTCTGAGCAAGAAAGAGGAGTGGTTGGCACTCAACGGACACCTTCGCCACCATCTCAGTGCATGTCAGACCGCAAAAGTAGATTTAGAACAAAATTGTTTTTATGATCTGATACCAGAAAAGTTTTTATTGGATTATTGTGAGTTGCGCAATCAGATCACCCAACACGTTATTGAAAATTATCCGAAGCCAGAAAATTATGATTTTCTACTGTCTGTGGTAAAAATGTTGGCAGCGATTAAAGAGCGCGATTTGGAGATTGACTTCTCGCCTCTTCAAAAGATGATCTCCCGCCCCCGTGCACGATCACTGTATAAGAAACTCGCTGTTAAAAACCGACACCGTATAGACTATGATCCATTTAAATCGAAAACAGGTCGCTTGACAACAACCAAGTCTAGTTTTCCAATTCTTACGTTGGACCGGACTTTCCGGTCTATTATTAAACCAAAAAATAATTATTTTGTAGAGCTTGACTTCAATGCCGCCGAGCTTCGCACCCTCCTAGCGTTGTCGGGTCGCGAACAACCACAAGAAGATTTACACGAGTGGAACGTCAAAAATGTTTATAGGGGGCAGGTAACGAGAGACGATGCAAAGCGGAGAATATTTGCGTGGCTCTATAATCCCAGTTCAAAAGATCGCCTAGCCAGCCGTGCGTATAATAGAGAAGCTGTGGTCCAAAAATACTTCGAGGAGAACCAAGTAAAAACTTTCTTCGATAGGGTGATTCCAGCGGACGACCATCACGCATTAAATTATATTATTCAGAGCACCACGAGCGATTTGTTCTTAAAGAGAGCAGTAGAAGTTGGTAAAATATTACAAGATAAGAAGTCGGACATCGCTTTTTTACTCCACGACTCCATGGTGATTGATTTTGCAAAAGAGGACACTAATTTATTAAACGATATTATTGCAGTATTTAGCGACACCGATTTTGGAAGATATCTTACAAACGTCTCAGTGGGTAAAGACTATGGCAATATGAAAAGGTATATCAGATGAGCAACATTATTGGCTTGGGTGAATCGGCATGCGCCCTCGCTAAAGAATTCAAGAAGTACCCGCAATATACTGTGTATAATATCCTGACGGGCGACAAACGAGTTTATGGTAAGAAATTTTATATTGAACCTCAAAACGATCCTGAGCAATATGAGGCGCAATGCCCTTCGCTCAAGAAGTTTTTAAACTCTGTCGCTGACGATGTTTTATTTATTGTAGACGGCTCGGAACCTGTATCGGCAACGTCATTGAAAATATTATCGGAGATCAGGGAATGCAACATTACTATTTTATATCTCAAGACAAATATTAAAATGCTTTCGGAGAGGGAGAAACTTAATGAGCAGATGGTGCGAGGTGTCTTGCAGGAGTATGCCAGATCCGCTGTCTTTGAAAAAATAATTTTCGTGGACCTCGAACTGGTTGGCACAATCTTACCAAACATGACGGTAAAGACTTACTATTCTACGATTCGTCAAACCATCGCTTCCACTTTACATATGATTGAGATATTCTCTCGAACAGCCGCAGACCATGGGACCTTGGCAACGCCCCACGAAGCTTCCCGGATTTTAACAATCGGGATTAAGGACTTCGAAACCGGCGAAGAAAATATGTTTTTTCCACTTGACTATCCTCGCGAGAAGTGTTATTATTATGCTATTAATGAAGAAAAACTTGCAACAGATGTAACCTTACTTGAAAAAATTAACATGCAAATATCAGAAGCAGGACACGACCAGGCGGTTGTATCTTATGGAATATATTCAACAAACTATGCGGATGACTACATTTATGCAGCGTATCGCAGTTCAGCAATACAAAAATAAAAAAATGCTTGACAAGGTGTTGGCACTGTGTTATAGTGTAGGTAGAAACTTAGAAGATTAGCTAAGTTTGCTTTAATAGTTAGGAGAAAAATTAATGGCTATTGACATAAAAAAGATTCAACAAAGAAAATATGCACTTGAGAACCGCGGCGGTTCTAGATCCAGCGGGTTTTGGAAGCCTCAAGACGGCGAACAAACAATTCGGATCATCCCAACCGCAGATGGGGATCCGTTCAAAGATTATTGGTTTCACTATAATGTAGGCAAGGCATCGGGCTTCTTGTGCCCGAAAAAAAACTATGGAGACGATTGCCCGGTTTGCGATTTCGCTAGTCAGCTTTGGCGCGAAGACAATGATGGAAGTAAGAAGATGGCAAAGTCCCTTTTTGCTCGCCAACGATTCTTCTCTCCCGTTCTAGTTCGCGGAGAGGAAGAACAAGGTGTCCGTGTCTGGGGTTACGGCAAGATGGCGTACGAAACCCTCCTCAACTTGGTTTTGAATCCAGAATATGGCGACATTACCGACACCGACGCAGGCACAGACCTAGTTATGAAGTATGGCAAGCCCCCCGGAGGTCAGTTCCCGCTGACCAAACTCACGCCAAAGCGTTCCACTACGCAGTTCTGTGAAGATGTCACACCAGAACGCTGCAAAGAGCTTTTGGAAGGGATCCCGAAGTTTGAGGATTTGTTTGATCGCAAAACTTCAGCGGAGACTCAGGCACTTCTCGATGAATTCCTTCTGTCCGATGAAGATGCTGAAACTGCCTCAACCGAAACTGTAAAGTATGCTTCGTCTGCTGACAGTGGTAAGTCTTCCGAGGCAACTTCCGTTTCAGATGCTTTTGACGAACTGCTCGGCAGTTAGGAATAATCCCCACAGGGAGGCATAGGGTTATCAGGTGCCTCGCCATCAATGTGTCACTCGACCGGAGGAAGAAATGGCAAGACCAAAATCGGGAAAAACAAAAGTCGGCAAATTAAGTATTGCCGACATGCGAGCCCTCATCAATAAGAAAGCGGGACTTAATGTCGCGCACAACCTAGCAGAAAAAAACCCCACAGAGGTTTGTGATTGGATCCCCACAGGCTCACGCTGGCTAGACTCCATTATTTGCCGCGGGCACTTGGCAGGAATTCCAGTCGGAAAAATTACTGAAATCGCGGGATTAGAATCCACGGGTAAATCATTTCTAGCCGCCCAAGTCGCATCAAATGCTCAGAAGATGGGCATTGATGTAATTTATTTTGATTCTGAATCCGCGATTGACCCCGATTTTTTGGCTCGCAGTGGATGCGATATTGATCGTGTGCTGTATGTACAGGCTCAATCAGTTGAGTTTGTTTTGGAAACTATTGAGGATCTGTTAGGGACAAACGAAAACCGCATGCTTTTCATCTGGGACTCTTTGGCTCTCACGCCATCGACAACAGATATAGAGGGTGATTTTAACCCGCTGTCGTCTATGGCAGTGAAGCCGAGGATTTTATCAAAGGGGATGTCAAAGCTGACCGTGCCGATTGCGAACAGCCAATCAACGTTCTTAGTGCTCAACCAGCTTAAGACAAACATTACCATGAATGTTGCCGAGGCTCTTACGACGCCTTATTTCACCCCCGGTGGGAAGGCAATGCATTATGCCTATTCACTTCGAATCTGGCTGACTGGTCGCAAAGCCAAGAACGCCTTTGTCATGGACGACAAGGGCTTCCGCATTGGTTCTGAAGTCAAAGCAAAGATTCAGAAATCTCGCTTTGGTACTCAAGGAAGGCAAAGTGCCTTCAAAATTCTTTGGGGCGGAGAGATCGGAGTTCAGGATGAAGAGAGTTGGCTTGATGCCATCAAAGGTTCTGACAACTTGAAGAACGCTGGCGCATGGTTCCAGCTAGTCCACGAGGATGGTTCGGTGGATAAGTTCCAAACCGCGCACTGGATGGGCAAGCTTAAAGAAGAAAAGTTTCGCACCAGAGTGCTTCAGATTATGGATGAAGAGGTCATCCTAAAATTTGATAAACGTTTGGGCGAAGCATCTGATTTTTATGGAGATGACGAGGAAACTGAAAATGAAAAATAAATTATTCTTTACCACAACATCGCTAACATTTTTGTTTTTGTTGGTTTTTGGAAACGGCGTAAGTCAAGCGCAACCTTGTGACCCGGCACCGCAATCGATTTATCACTATAGTTATAATGTTGTTTGGCACAAAGCCTCCGCACCAACGATTTACTTTGGCTATACAGAAGGGCATTATAGTACAGATTTCCTTGTGGCTGAATTCGATTCAAGCAAGCATACCTGGCTGTTTTATGGGTACGTGCCAGACGAGATCATTCGGATGGTTCATCGTCACTGGCAAGCCCACCGGCAGCAATATTGGGCTTGCATGGGCTACCGAGCGCAATACTATTTCAAGCCATATCGCCACCATTATACTTATGACTGGTACCAGTACAGTCCAGGATATAAAGGGTACGTTCACCACCCTCACCGGATGCACTATCGTCATCATCGAGCCAAACCGCGAACGACCCTTCATGATCCATATGGTCACCGCCACAAGCACCGCCGCCAGAAGCCACAAAAATTCAAGAAGCGGAAGGTACGCCCTCGGGACTATTATCAAAAGCGTTCTAAAAATAAAAATTATAAGAGTCATAAGCCTATCAAGCATAAACGACGCAATCGCTAAAAAGCGCTTGACTTTATTCGCCCATTGTCATATAGTATAGATATGAACATCGAAGAACTTGGATAATAGAACTGTGACATCCCCCCGAATATTAATCATTGATGCCCTCAATATGTACTTTAGGGCATACATCGTAGATCCAAGCCTCTCCACCAACGGTCAGCCAATCGGCGGCACTAAAGGATTTTTGAAAATCCTCCAAAAGTTAATCAGAGAAACCAAGCCCGATCAGGTAATAATCGCCTGGGACGGCGCTGGCGGTTCGCAACGCCGGAAGGCTGTGGATAAGAATTATAAAGAAGGTCGCAAGCCCATTCGCCTCAACAGAGAAATTCGTAATCTTTCCGAGAATGAGGAGCTAAAAAATAAAGTTTGGCAGCAGACTCGCCTCGTGGAATATTTAAACTGCATGCCAGTTTGTCAGATAATGCTGCCAGCCATTGAAGCAGACGACGTTATTGCACATGTGGTTGGTATGCCATCTTTGAGAGGGTGGCAGAAAGTTATTGTATCAAGCGATAAAGATTTTTATCAATTGTGTGACGATGAAACTGTATTGCATAGACCCATTCAAAAGGTTACTTTGAATAAGCATAGGATCACTGAAGAGCACGGGATCCATCCTTTGAATTTCGCTTTGGCGCGAGCAATTGCCGGAGACAAAAGCGATAACCTCCCCGGCGTAGGCGGAGCAGGACTTGCGACAATTTCAAAAAGATTTCCTTTCTTGGCGGAAGCGAAGTCTTATACCTTTAACGAGCTTTTTGATTTTTGCGAAAGAGTCGAGAAAAAATTAAAAGTACACCATAACATTCTCGCTGGTCGCGATATAATAGAGAAGAACTATCGGCTAATGCAATTATATTTGCCCAGCCTTTCGCCCCAGTCGAAAAAGATTATTCGCTATACGGTCGAGGAAACAACTTTGGAATTTAATAAAACAGAGATGTTAAAGATGATGACGGTGGACGGCTTTGGGGCGTTTGATTGGTCAAGCTTGTTTCAAACAATGAAACGTATTGTTGCCTCGGAGGTTGCCGATGGCACGAACTGAGAATTCTGATTTTTCAAAATTTGGCAAAGCCTTCCAAGAGGGATTGGCTCAGCTTATTATGGAGCAACGCGCCTTTGCTGACCAGCTACAAGAGGTCCTGGCAATTGATTTTTTTGAATTAAAGTATCTTCAAGTTTTCACTCGGAAAATATTTGAGTTCAAGAAAAAGTATGGTGTTCACCCGTCGAAGGATGCCATGCTGACTGTATTTCGCGCAGAGCTAGAAGATGAAAACGCTTCCATACAAAAACAAACACGTGATTTCTTTGCAAGAATATATAAATCTGAGATAGAAATTGGCGGCGAAGAATATATCAAGGAAACCGCGCTGGACTTTTGCCGCAAGCAAAAATTAAAAGAAGCCATGATCCAATCGGTGGGCTTGCTGGAAACTTCCTCGTTTGATGAAATCAGTTCGGTCATTAATGACGCGCTTAAGCTTGGAGCTAGCACCGATTTTGGATATGATTATAAAGCAGACTTCGAAGAACGCTTTACAATTAAGGCACGCAACCCAGTGAGCAGTGGCTGGCAAATCATTGATGACCACAACAAAGGAGGGCTCGGTTCTGGAGAACTCGGCGTTGTGATTGCGCCAACGGGCGCAGGCAAGTCAATGGTTCTGGTGCACCTCGGCACAGAAGCCTTGAAGCAAGGGAAGACGGTAATTCATTACACGTTGGAATTAGGTTCTACGGTGATTGCCAGTCGTTATGATAGTTGCATGACAGGGATCCCAATTTCTCAGCTTTTCAGTTGCAAAGAAGGTATCTATGAAACGGTAAAAGAACTGGAAGGGCAATTAATTATCAAGGAGTACCCGACCAAAACAGCATCTCCTAATGTTATTCGTAATCATCTGGAAAGGTTACATCAGCGCGACATTAAGCCTGATTTGATTATTGTTGACTATGCAGATTTATTGCGACCAAATGTTATAAGAAAAGAAAAGAGACATGAACTGGAGACTATTTATGAAGACCTCAGAGGCATAGCGCAAGAGTGTAAGTGCCCTTGCTATACTGCTTCACAAACAAACAGGTCGGGATTAAACGCAGAAGTTATTACGATGGAATCTATTTCAGAAGCATTCAATAAATGCTTTGTAGCAGATTTTATTTTTTCTTTTTCTAGAACCATTGAAGATAAAAATACAAACGGGGGTAGAGTTTTTATTGCAAAAAATAGGAATGGACCGGATGGTTTGATCTTCCCTATATTTATGGACCCCTCTAGGGTTAAAATAAAAATCTTGCCGCCTAATGGTCAGACCATCGAAAGTGTGCACGCTCATACAGCCGTTGAGCAGGGGAAACAACTGCGAGAAAAATACAAAGAGTTTAGAAAAAAATAGAAGGGGTGGACAGTGACATCAAAGATCATACGAAATGCAACTTTAAAATATTTTGGCGGAGATGAATTGGCTGCCAACGTATTTATAACAAAATACGCGCTTAAAAATAAGGATGGCGAAGTTCTTGAGAAGAGCCCAGACCAGATGCACGACCGCCTTGCTAAAGAGTTCGCAAGGATTGAGAAGAAGTTTGGCGGCGACCGTCAGTTATCGTATGAGGATATCCGTAGCTCCTTCGACGGTTTCAAATATATCGTTCCGCAAGGCTCGGTGATGTTTGGCTGTGGCAACAAGCACGTGCACGCATCGCTGTCTAATTGTGTCGTTGTCGCCAGCCCGGAAGACAGCATGTCGTCTATTATAGAAACAGGCAAGAACTTGGCTAACCTTTTTAAACGTCGCTGTGGTGTCGGGTTGGATATCTCCCAGCTTCGCCCAGAGAACACACCCGTTAATAATTCGGCTGGCACTACCACAGGCGCGTGGTCGTTCGCAGACTTTTATTCCTATGTTTGTCGTATGGTCGGACAAAATGGTCGTCGTGGTGCTTTGATGATTACGATGGATGTTCGGCACCCAGACATTGAACAATTCGCGACGATGAAACATGATTTAACGAAGGTAACGGGAGCGAATGTCTCTATTAAGTTGAGTGATGATTTTATGCAAGCAGTGGAATCTGATGCTGATTTTTTGCTGCGCTATCCGGTCGATGCAGCCCCGGATCAAAAGGTTGGTTTTACTAAAACTATCAAGGCTCGCGAGCTTTGGAGAACTATTGTGGACAGCGCCACAAAGACTGCCGAACCAGGGTTGTTAATGTGGGATAATATTAAAAGGAATCTCCCGGCTGACTGCTATATAGAAGACGGCTTCGAGACGATTTCAACAAATCCATGTGCAGAGATTCCGTTATCGGCACACGATAGTTGCCGACTAATTTCTATTAATCTAAAGAACTTTATAAAAAACCCATTCACTGAAAAAGCTTACTTCGATTATGAAGAGTTCGGCAAGATTGCCTCCATGGCAATGAGGCTGTCCGATGATCTTGTGGAACTAGAGTCTGAGCAACTGACAAGAATAATTAAAATAGCTGACACAAAAGACGAAAAGGCTTTGTGGACCAAGCTGCGAAAAGCTTGCTTGCTTGGTCGCCGCACCGGCTTGGGCACTCACGGCTTGGCTGACGCGCTGGCTTGTATGCGCCTTCGGTATGATTCTGATTCAAGCACTGCCGTCATTGAAAAGATTTATACGATGTTGCGAGACAAGGCGTACGAAGAGAGCGTCGCTCTGGCACAAGAGCGCGGAGCTTTTGAAATTTTTGATTGGGAAACTGAAAAAAATAATGCATTCATCAAGCGGCTTCCGCTCCGGATCCGCAAAGCCCTGTCCGCGCACGGACGCAGAAACATATCCATTTTGACGAATGCTCCAACTGGCAGCGTATCAATTTTATCTCAGACAAGCTCGGGATTAGAGCCAGTTTTTAGAAATTCATATACTCGACGGCGCAAGTTAAATCACAATGAGCAAGGTGTCGAACCGGACTTCGTAGATGACCTGGGAGATCGCTGGGTTGAGTACAAAGTATTCCACCACAACGTTCAAGAGTGGTGCAACTCCCATGGGGGCTGGGCTGATGAGCTTGAGTTGCCTGATTTTTTTGTTCAGAGTAATGAGATTGATTGGGCTCAGCGTGTCACTATTCAAGAAATCATTCAACGCAATATTGACCACGCGATTAGTTCGACAATTAATCTTCCGAAAGGTACCGATCCCAAGGTTGTTGGAGATCTATATTTGAGGGGTTGGCGCGAAGGGCTGAAGGGCATCACGATTTATGTTGATGGCAGCCGAAGCGGAGTTTTGGTATCCAATCAGGACGAGGAGAAGGGGGGAATATTCCCGCAAAACGGTGCGCCCCATCGTCCAGAGGTTGTTGATTGTGACGTACATCACACAACAATTAAAGGTGAAAAGTGGACTATTTTGGTTGGGCTCCTCCACGGAAAACCGTATGAGGTTTTAGGAGGGCTGTCAAATTTAATTGAGATTCCAAAAAGACACATAGCTGGGCGCTTAACCAAACATCGTTTCAAGACAAGAGCCAATAGATACGATTTAACTGTCGGCGTGGACGACGACACAACCGTAGTACGAGATGTAGTGCAAGTGTTTGATAATCCAAACGAATCTGCGTTTACTCGGATGATCTCACTGGCTTTGAGGCACGGCGCAAAGCCTCGCCTCTTGGTAGAGCAATTGCAGAAAGATAAAGATAGTGACATGTTCAGCTTTGCAAGGTGCGTCGCGAGAATTCTTAAAAATTATATTCAGAACGGCGAACCAGTTGGAGATAAAGCATGTCCGGAATGCGGCGATGAGAAAGGGCTGAACTATCAAGACGGTTGCGCCACATGCAGCCAATGTGGCTATGCAAAGTGTGGATAAAAAAACACTTGACAAAAGAATAGATAGGGTGTATACTGACCCTATAGCTTTTACAAAGGAGAAAGTTAATGGCTAATGACAACGAGTATCAAGAGAAGGAAGGTCGTATCACGACCTACATTAAATCACTGCGGACCATTGAGGACGCGATGGAACCATACAAGGATCAAAAGCGTGCCCTGAAGAGTAACTATGTAGAGAATGGTTGGCTCTCAAGAGACGAGATTAGTATGGCAGTTAAAGCCTATCGCATGGTCAAAGAAGACACTGACATTGATCAGCTATTAGATTTTTATAATCATGTTCGGGATACTTGCAAATGAGCGTGAAACCACAAAATAGACATCTACTGGTGGAAACAATACAACCAGAACAAAAGGACACACCGACAATTTTGGTGCCTGACGACTATGCCGTCACTGTCGCGGACCAGTATCAACTGGTCCGCATCTTGGCAGCACCCCCAGAGTCTGTTTACGAGTCGGGGCAATGCGCAATCGTCGAGGGGCACATGATTAAATCTGTTAGTATTGACGGTTGTGTCTCTTCATGTCTCGTGCTGGAAAATTATGTTCTTGCCTTGGTAGAAGATGAGGCAGTGTGATGAGATCGTAGTCGGGCATAGCCTTGCTGCCCTAGCATATGCGTATTTGAATGATGCCGTGCTTGTGAACAACAAGCCAGAGTTCGCTCCATTCCCGTTCGATTTTTTTGAGCCGACGTCTGACTTGGGTTTATTTATGATAGACCCAGTTGTTTATACTATGCGAACCAACTGTGCCGACAAGATCGTTGGGCACCCTAAGCAAGATCTTTGGCATAGGTTATTATTTACTCTTTCTATTGCGGGCAAATTACCATTTTCAGACAAGGCTCATGCTTTAAGAATCGATTCTGAGACTAATACAATCAAAGTCATCACCTCGGGAAATGCCGCTGTTGAATACGGTTACCAGACCGTAAGAATTTTTGATGACGACAACATCCAGGGCATCGTACCAGAAGAAAATTTAGAGCCGCAACATTTTAAAGTTCTGGATTGGTTTGATGTAAAGACTGGCTGCTGTCATGAGTATGATTATTTGTATGGGGATGAAAGTTGCTTGGCACAAGAAATATATTTTTATGCCTCCGAGCGATTCGCAGCACGGAATCACAGCTATAAAGATTTGGTGGTAGTTTCTCGATTATCGCGATCACAATTGTCAGACATTGATTATTCTGACGTTGCAGTTAGATTCAAAGTTTTGCAGATGATGAAGTCACTTGGGTTGCGCGGCGCACGTAATGGTCGCGACCAAAAAAATCCAGACAAATATAAATATTATGCGGTGCGGATTAAGCCTGCCCATCGGGAGGTTCTCCCGATAAAACAAAATAAATATTTCGACACAGATAATATAATTTTTGACAGCAGAAAGATAGAAGAAGTTATTCTAGAGCATACATCCAAAGCAAACCAATGTTATAAAATGCTTGGCGGTCTCGCCCGAAAATGACAGCATATGCCAAATAAAAAATCTAAAACTTATAAATATAATTTGACTTTTTGCAAGTAGTTTGTTATTATATTCTTATGTCCTTGCGCAAAAGTTTCACTAGTGAAAAGACATTCCACCTGGCTGGAATTGTGCCCGTCGCGGGACAGCCACTGGATTTCAATTTTCCCTGGCACGACTCTCTTATGCCCGTTGCTCCGAACTATTTGGCAGTTGAACGAGCGGTATTGGAGTGCGCTTGGGCAGGTTGCGAAACCATATGGATCGTATGTAATGACGATATGCAGCCTTTGATTCGGCATCGCATAGGAGATTATATTTTTGATCCTGTCTGCCTGGGAAGGAACTATGGGCTTAAGCCCACCGATGAGAAAAAGCCAATAACAATCTATTACACCCCAGTGCATCCAAATGATCGAAAGAAAAGGGACTGCCTTGCCTGGAGTGCTTTATATGGTGCCCGAGCAGCCTTCGATGTTTCGACACAAATAAGTATTTGGGTTGCCCCGGACAGATATTATGTTGCGTTCCCATACGGAGTTTACGACCCAGCCGTACTCCGCTCACACCGCAAAGAAATTTCCAGCCGCCGTGCATTTTTTCTAAGTTACAAAAATGAAACGGTGCGAGAAGGAAAATACCTGGGCTTCACTTTTGATGCGGATAGCTACTCCGAGTACATGAAGATAATTCGGTCAGGCACAGGTGACAAGGTGCCAGGGCAACATCGCGATGGCGAGATTCCAACGGAGAGATTGCCTTTACATAAAAAGTGGTCCGCGAGGTTCTTTTCTCTTGACAAAGTTTTTGGATCTGCTAAAGTAGAGGAAGCTGTGGTATTAGAAGTTGATTGGTATCATGGTATTGATAGTTGGAAAGGTTTTTGTGAATACACCAGCAGTGGCAATACGGTTTGCAAACCCGCAAAATGTATCCTTTCATATAAAGAATGGAACCCAATAGGAGTTGATAATAATGAGTGACCGAACCGTTTCTAGTATACCATTTGTGGGGCTCCATGCCCACAGCGGGTTGTCACTATTTGATGGGCTGGGATACCCTCAAGAACACATGGACTTCGCTTATCAGAATGGTAATGACGCATTAGCCCTCACCGATCACGGGCACATGAACGGGCTCGCCTATCAGGTGTTGCACGCAAAAAAAATGATGGAGCAGGACAAAGATTTTAAACCTATATTTGGGGTTGAAGCATATTTCCTTCCATCTATTTCAAAGTGGAAAGCTGCATATGAAGCTTCGAAGGAGGCAAAAAAGAAGAGGAAGACGAACAGCTTGGCTATTGAAGATGAAAATGCCAGCAAAAACGCCAAGAGTACACTGAACAAACGCAACCATCTTATTTTACTTGCGATGAGCCAAACCGGTTTGAACAACATATTTAAGCTCATATCGGAGAGCTTCAAGAGTGCAAACTTTTATCGGTACCCTCGTGTTGATTATAATATGCTTGCTGTTTATGGTGAGGGTATTATTGCCACGTCTGCTTGTTTGGGTGGCGTTTATGCTGGCGATTATTGGGATCATAAAGCTGATGGTCCTGATGCTATCATGGATGCCATGAGGCTCACAACAGAGAGGATGCAATCTATTTTTGGGGAGCGGTGGTACGGAGAGTTGCAATGGAACAACATTCCAGACCAACACAATCTAAATAAATACATCATTCAAGTTGCTACGGAGTACGGCGTGGAACTGATTTCTACTGCTGACAGTCATTACCCAAACCCAGACGCATGGCGCGACCGAGAACTCTATAAGCGCCTCGGCTGGCTTGGGAAGGGTGGCATGCCAAGCTGGATGAGTTCAGAGCTTCCAGAGGGTGTAGAAGAAATTGGTTATGAGCTTTACCCAAAGAACGGCGACCAAATGTGGGAGTCTTACAAAACATACTCGGCAAAGTCCAACAAAGAATATGACGATGAACTGGTATTAGAGTCCATCCGGAGAACTCACGACATTGCACACAATAAGATTGAAAGCTTTACGCCAGATGCCACCGTAAGGTTACCAAACTTTGTTGTTCCTGACGGAAAATCGGCAGAGGCAGCGTTGCGGGAATTTTGCGTTGCCGGTCTCCGCGAATATCTTCCGGAAGATGATCCTCGCTTGCCAGCATACATTCAGCGGCTCAAAGGCGAACTAGACGTCATCGAAGACCGAGGCTTTACTAAATATTTTTTGACCATGAAGACCATCGCGGACATGGCATCAGAAAATCAACTCGTCGGAGCCGGTCGCGGGTCCGCAGCCGGGTCACTGGTTTCTTTCTTGATCGGGATTACTCAAGTTGATCCTCTTAAACACAATCTTCTCTTTGAGAGATTTATGCGTAAGGATCAGACGGACTACCCAGACATTGATTACGATGTTTCCGATCCAATGGAATTAAAAGAGAGGCTGATCGCGGAATGGGGTGATAATACGGTTGTACCCATCTCCAACTTCAACACTCTTAAGTTGAGGTCGTTGATCAAAGACATCGCGAAATTATATGAGGTGCCATTTACAGAGGTTAACCCCGTTACTTCTCGAATGATGTACGAGGCAACGCCCGAGGCAAAGAAACGCCATGGCATAAAGGCAGGCGTGTACACTCCAACGTTTGATGAGGTGATGGAGTTTTCGCCAAGCTTGCAGAAGTTTTTTGACAAGTACCCAGACATTAAGACACACATCCAAGCGTTGCATGGTCAGGTGCGGAGCTTGAGCCGCCATGCTGGCGGTGTTGTGGTGGGCGAGAATCTTAACCAATGGATGCCCATAATCAACAGCGGTGGAGTCCGGCAAACCCCATGGTCTGAGGGTATGAACGTGCGCCATCTTGAGCCACTGGGCTTTATTAAGTTTGATATACTTGGGTTGGCTTCTCTGCGGATGATGGAGGGTGCGATCAAACATATCCTGCGGCGACACCATGCGGTTCCCGATCCAACCTTTGCGCAAGTGAAGGAATACTATGACGAGCATCTCCACCCGAATAAAATTAATTTCGACAACCAACAGGTATACGAGAATATATTCCACAAAGGCAAGTGGGCTGGCGTCTTTCAGTTTACAGAGAAAGGTGCGCAGGGATTTTGTCAGAAAGCGCTGCCAACGAGCATCATTGATATTTCTGCCATCACCTCTATTTATCGCCCCGGTCCTTTGAGCGCAAACGTGCACGAACTATATGTAGCCGCGAAGAACGATCCGGATGCCATTTCATATGGGCACGAGCTAATCAGAGAAGTGACGGAAGAGACTTATGGGTTCTTGATCTTCCAAGAACAGATTGCGCTGTTGGCACATAAGCTGGGTAAAGACCTCTCTCTTGATGAGGGGAATATGCTGCGAAAACTTTTAACAAAGAAAGGGACGGGCGCTGTTGATGCCAAGAAAGATAAACTCCACAACAAGTTCGTCGAAGGTTGTGTCGATAAGGGGCTTTCAAAAGCCGACGCCGAGGCACTCTGGGAAAAATTTGAATACTTTTCAGGATACGGATTTAATAAGTCCCACGCTGTTAGCTACAGCATCCTTAGTTACCAGTGTGCCCATCTTCTTAATTACTATCCTTCTGAGTGGATGGCAGCGTTTCTTGACAAGGAACCGGAAAGTCGTAAAGAGGCGGCGATCAATGTAGCCAAGTCGCAAGGGTTTACCATTGCCCCGTTAAAC